ATGGTAGACGTCGACAACAGGAACCGTAACCGCAGGTCCAACCGAGCGGGTCGGCCCAATCCCAAGCGCGAGGCCCGTGCCAAGGCCGCCGAGCGTCACGTGGCAACTGTGTCCGAAGCGTGCGCCAAGGATATCGAGCGTTCGCTTGCCGGCGTGTGCGAGTTCGATGGTATGCCTGCCGGTTTTGTCGCGGCGATGAAGGCCAAGGCCCAAGCGGCCGACGCTGTCGAGGAACAGGTTGCCGAGGAGTCTGAGGCCGCCGAGGCCGAGACCGCTGAGGTTGCGTCCGCCGAGACCGAGGTTACGGCCGAGCCTGCACCCGCAGAGGAGGCCACGGAGACCGAGTCCGCGCCTGCCGCCGAGGAGCCCGCTCCGGTCCTGCCCGAGGTCACCGTGCTCGACGCCTCTGCCACGCAGACCATTCTGGATAACGGCCGAGGCTACGCGCAATTCTGCGACATGGCTGTGCTCGCCTTTGCCTCGTTCACCAACCCGGGCGGCGGCTACATCCAGGGCTATCTGGGTCAGGAGGCCACGCTCTGTGCCGATTCGTACCTGTACAACGTGCTCGATAAACAGCGCAAATGGTACGGCGAGAACCGTCGTCGCAACATCAACTGCGAGCTTTACCGAAACCGTGCGCTGGTGGTGCCTGCGGTGCGCTTCGACCGCAACCACGTGCATGCGTATGCCGACGTGATCGTGGCCGCCGCGCCCAACGCCAAGCGCGCTCGCCAGGAGTATCGCGTGGGTGACGATGCCCTGCTGGACGCCCTGCGCGATCGCATCCGCTTTGTGCTTGCCATCTGCGACGAGCTAGGTCGCGAGAAGCTCGTGCTGGGCGCTTGGGGCTGCGACAACAACGGCTTTGACGCAGAGGTCGTGGCCGAGCTCTTCCGCAAGGAGCTCGCGTCGGGCGACTTTAAGGTCAAGCAAGTCTTCTTTGCCGTGCCTTCTACGCGCTGGGACGAAGATTTTGCCAAGTTCGAGCATGTGCTGGCAAACTTCCCCGAGCGCAACGAGGAGTCCTATGCCCAGGTTGCCGCTCGCGCTGTGGCAGCTCGCGCCGCCGAGCAGATCCAGGCTGCTGCCGAGGACGACGAGGATGACGATGACTGGCGCAAGTACCTGTAATCGGTACGTGCTGACAGATAGGTCGAGCCGGCGGGAGAGGCTGCTCCCGCCGACTTTTTCTTTTTACTAGAGGAAGGGCTTACGATGAAAAACGTTCTATGCTTTGGCGACAGCAATACCTACGGCTATGATCCGGCGGGCATGCGCGACGGCACCGCGGTACGCTATGCGCACGATGTGCGCTGGTGCGGCGTGGCCCAGCGCGACCTGGGCGAGGGCTGGCACGTGATTGAGGAAGGCCTCAACGGCCGCACGACGGTGCGTGACGACATGTGCCATCTGGACACTAATCTCAACGGCATCCGCGCGTTGCCGATGCTGCTCGAGACTCATAAGCCGTTGGATGCGATCGTGATTATGCTGGGCACCAACGACTGCAAGACGGTCTTTAGCGTGGGGGCTGCCGATATCGCTGACGGTGCCATGGCGCTGATTCGCACCGTCCGCGCGTTTCCCTGGACCGAAGCCGCGCCCTGCCCGCGTATTCTGCTGATGGCGCCTATCAAGATTAAACCGCAGATCGCCGATGTGTACATGACCGACTTTGACGAGCGCTCCGTCGAGGCCTCGGAGCATTTTGCCGAATACTATGCGTATGCTGCTAAACAGTTTGGCTGCGACTTTTTGAATGCCGCTGATTTTGCCGAGCCGGGCGATATCGATTATCTGCACATGATGCCCGAAAGCCACGAGAGCCTGGGCCACGCCGTGGCAGCCAAGCTCCAAGAGATGCTCGGTGAGTAGCGCGACCCCAAGCCACCGCAAAGGGGACGGGCGCCTTTGCGGTGGCTTGGGCTGCGAATCTTAATACTGCCACAACTAACGGCACGCCATCTACCTGCGGCTTTGCGGGGGAATATCCTAACTTATCCCAAGCGCGTCAAAGGCGGCGCGGACGACCTGCTCGGCGGTGGGGCGGATATAGTGCCGTCCCGACACGCCGGGGAGGGCGTGGCCCATCAGCATCTCTATGAGGTCCCACGGCAGGCGAAGCTCGACCTCCGCTATCGTACGCCACGAGTTGCGGAGGTTCGACCACGGGATGTGCTCGATGCCGCGGGCGGCGCAGAGTTTCCGCCAGCGGTCGTTGCAGATGCTCCGGTTCATGGGCAGCCCGTCGCCCCGGTCGCTCAGCCACTCGCGGCCCTCGGCGGCGCGCGAGGCCGCTATCTCGACGAGGCGGTCGGCGGCCTGTGGCAAGATCACGATGGTGCGGGCGGACTTGGCGGTCTTGAGGGCGCCCACCGGCTCGGTGCCGGACTGCTGCATTTGGCGGCAGATGTCGGCGGAGGCGAGGACGGTGCCGCTACGCTCCCAGCGCAGCACCTCCTCGGTGCGCACGCCCAGCGACTCGCCCGAGCGGCAGGAGCCGAAGCACGCGAGGATGAACGCGGGCTCCAGGGGGTTGCCACGCAGTGCGTCGAGGACGCCCAGGGCCTCGTCGAGGGTGTAGACGCGCTTTGAGCGCTCGCGGGTCTTGCGGGTGGGCATGGTGTACCTGACGCTGGCGGCGAACGGGTCGAGCGGCAGGCGGATGAAGGTCGAGACGCAGGCGTAGACCTTGCGCAGGGTGAGCAGGGCGGTGTCGGCGGTGGCAGCGGGCAGTGTCAGCAGCCAGTCCTGTAGCTCGACGGCGCGGAGCTGGTCGACGGGCATTGCGCCCCAGCGGGGTCCGACGTAGTTCTTCCACGAGCGCAGCACGAGGTCGCGGGTGTTGGGGGCGAGCGTTCCCGCCTCGACCTGTGCGGCCATCTTGGGGACGAGCCACGTCTCGTAGGCCTTGGCTATGGTGGGCACGGGGGCGTCGTCGGCGTGCTCGACGTGGATGCGGTCGAGTTCCGCGCACGCCTCGCGGTAGGTGCCGTACACGGTCTTGGTCTTGCGCCTGCGGCCCTGCGGCGTGTTCTGCATCCAGCGCAGGACATACTTCTTGCCGCGCCTCATCTCGGTCACGGAACCCCAGACGCGGCGGCGCTGCTTCTTTGTCATATAATCAGATCCGTTCAGATCGCGGGCTTATTCTCCGTTTCGCCCGGTTCTGACTCCGGCCCCGTCTCACGTTCCAAAGTGCAGGGGCCGTCTCCTTAGTCTCGGGGCCGCGGCATCAGCCTGCGGTCCCGAGATTTTTCGCTTTCATGGGCATCACCTCCCTAGATGTAGACGCATGGGATCTCGCCCTACGTTCGCGGTGTAGAGAGCGGCGTCGGCGGTGTAGCCGAGCCTCGCGCCTAGGTTCCAGCTATGCGCGGGGCGGCTTTTCCGTTCGCTGTCTCCAATCTCCATAACTTGTTCGGTTTACTTTTACTGCCGCTGAGGCATAATAAGGACGAGCCCTTTGCTTAAAGCTCAGGACCTGGCCGCACCTCGGGGCCCGAAATCCGGGGTTTTCTTTTTTTCAATTCCTATATCTTTCGACTAGCTGGGTGATTCCGTCTTTCCGGTATTTCTCCGGGCGATTCACCCTGTCCCATATTTTTCCCACGTACTTGCTTCCGGCGGGGTAAGCGCTTCGGAAAATGTACTTCCCGGGAAGAGCGCCGAGGGTGACGAGGTAGTTAATGTCTGGACCGGTTGCCACCACGCTTATGCTGTCCTCCTTGCCTCTCCTGTTCGTCTGGCGGAAAATATCGAGGTCGATTCGTCTATTTAGAACCTTTGGAATGAGGGGAAGTCGCTTCACTCTTTCAAGCTCGATGTCCGTTATCGGGTTCAAGGGGAGCCCGTCGCGTCCGTGGACGCAAATCAGATGCCGCCACTTCGCTTCGCTGTTCAGTCCTATCACCGGCAACCCGTTCCAATATAGCGGCCTTGTGAGTTCGGCAAAGAAATAGTCGTGTGAGACGTCTCGCACTTGAAACATGTCATAGCCAAAACCCAAAACATATCGCGACAGGTCGAGATGACCGTCCTGGTCGATGGAGTACTCCATAGCCATCACATGTTCCTACGGCCGCGAAAATGGAACACGTTGAACTTCTGCTCCGATGCCCACGTCTCGTAGCTCGCGAGCGTGTTCGTGTTCAGGTTGCGGCAAATATCGCGGCATATCTGAAGCTTGGCCCCGCTTGAGCCCTCAACTTGCAGATGCCCGTTTCTCGAAGCCGCAAGCGCCCCGATGAACAGGTCCGCCAGCTGAATCAGGTCGTTCTCGTGAGACTCGACCTCCTCGACAAAGCGGACCGCATCGCCGAACTGGAAGGTGTCTATCAGGCACCTTCTCAGCGTGTCGACCCTGTCGCGCTCGTCGATTCGGCGGTCGATGAACAGGCGGTAAGAGGCCCTCCGGTCAAGCCAGTTGTTGAACACCTGGTAGTAGACCTTCTGGAACATCTCCTCGGTGTCCTCGAAGTTCGTCTCGCGCCTGCTGACGACGACCGCGCGGAACCTGAGCCCGGGGTCGGAGAAGAAGAGGTCGACCAGTGCCTGGAAGAAGGGGAGCCTCGACGGGCACACCGTCTTCCATCCGAACTCCCCCTGCACGTTGTAGTGGGCCCTGAGCAGGTCCACCTTCCTCACGATCTCCCTCTTCCGGTCGAGGGGGCACATTATCCCGCCTATGGCCATGAAGTCGTCCGCGGCCGAAGAGGTGACGCAGCTCTCGTCGCAGTAGACGTTGTAGGTCGCGCGCTCCACGCTCTAGCCCCTCTCGTCCCGCTCGCCCATGTACCAGACGACTCGGCCCTTGCAGACCACGGGCTCGTCGCCCGGCCCGGCGAGGATGTCGTCGTACTCGCCGCTGTGGCTGTCCGCCGTGAGCATCACGGTCGAGCGGCCCCGGGTGTAGTTGCGCACCACGGCGCCGTAGTCGGCCGTCTCGGCGAGCACCGGCTGGCCGTTGACCGGCTCCATGTCGGGGTCGACGAGCAGCAGCGCGTCGTGGGGGAAGCGGTTGTCCATGCAGCCGCCCTGCGCGTGGACCATGAACCCGCGCGGGTGCGCGTCGGCGATGGAGGCGGGGACCTCGACCTCGTCGGCGAGGTTCCCCTCGTCGCACGGCTCGCCCATGTGGGCGAAGCCCAGCAGGGGGACCATGCGCGAGGTGCCGCTGATCGCGGCCTCGGAGGCGTCCTCTCCCATGAGTTCGGCGACCGTGGTATCGAAGAGGTCGGCGAGTTGCTGGAGCTTATTCAGTCTCGGTCGGATCTTTCCGCTTTCCCAACTGCTGACCGCGGGACGAGAAACGTCGAGCTTATCGGCTAAATCTCCCTGAGTTAGCCCGGCTTTTTCTCGCATCTGTCGTAGTTTTTGCGCGAAGTCCATACGGCCTCCTACCAGCGTGATGTTTAAGTTAATTAACAGTCTAGTCAAAAAAACTTAAATAAATAGGTAAATCTAGTTGACTGGAAAGGTCAACTAGATTAAAGTATCAATTGTCGAAAGGAGGAACGGATGCAGAAGACCCTTAAGGAAGTCCGCGAGAGCAAAGGGGTCAAGAAAGGCGCGGTAGCTCGTGCGATGGGTGTCGTCTATCCGACTTATCAGCGATACGAGGAGACGAACCGAATGCCTTCTGATGCTTTCGCTAAAGCATGCGACTTCTTAGGTGTATCGCGTGACGATATTTTTTTGGAAACCGAGGTCAACTAAATTAACCTCGCAAACGAAACGGAGAGAACCATGAACGAGAACTACGTCGACATCGAGCTGGGCGGCTGGAACATCCCCGAGGCCATCACGGTCGAGGCCGAGCCCGCCGGGGCCCGCGACTTTTCCGACTTCGAGCTGTAGGGGAGGGCGACATGAGCACCAGGAAGAACTACCCCGTCACCTTCGCGCCGAACGAGGACCTCGACGGCGCCATGTGCGAGACGTCTGAATCGGTGGTGAACCGCATCTGCCACCTGTTCGGCTTCGCTGACTGGGCCGTGAGCATGGTCGAGGGCGACCTCGACAGCGCCGAGATCGCCGGCACGCGCTACTACGTGCACACCGCCGTGCGCTTCACCGCCAACGGCATCGGCTGGTCGACGGACTTCAAGGACCTGGTCCGCGACCCGGTTCTCGACGAGCGCTAGGGAGGGCGACATGGGGAAGAAGGTCAGCTACGACTTCGAGGACGTCGACGGCTCCTACGTCGAGACGAACCGTAGCGTCAGGTATCGCATCGGGAATAGGTTCCACCTCGGCGACATCGCCAACATCAGGATCTTGGAGAAGGGGACCGAGAAGCTGGGCGAGCTCGACGGGGTCGAGTACTACATAGCCTCGCCCGTGACGTTCACCCTGTACGGGAAAGTCTACTTCACGCTGGGCAACTCGCTTGTCTACATGCCCGGCCTGGAGGAAGTCTACCTGGGCGGCGATGGGCGATGAGCAAGTTCTGTCAGGCGGTTCGCCTCGTGGTTGCCATCGTCGTCACCACGCCGCTCGTTCTGGTCGTCGCGGCGCTCGCGCTGGTCGAGTGCCTCTTGAGGATGGTTTCCGGGGCGTTGACAAGGCTCGGCATCTCAATCCTTAGGACTCTCAAGGGTGGCGAGTAGCGATGTTGAACCTTATCCATGCGGCCGTCCGGGTCTTCCTCGACGTTCTCGCGGTCGCGTTCGTGCTAGAGCACACCCGCGAGCTTCATGAGAAACATCGCGAGATCAACGACGCGCCCAAGCAGGTCGCAGGCGTCGTTGATGAACCCGGCGAGGACGATCGCGGCGCTGATGCGAGGGTGCCGCTCGACCCAGTCGACGAGCCGCACGAGTAGGGGGCCCGCTGGTCGGACGTGCTTCGGACGATATGTCTGCTGTCTACGAATCATGGCCCGAAGCCTAACGCGTGTGTAACGCGTCAACGCGGGTATTGCCGCTCAGGCAACCCGCAGGCCCCATCCCCGGGGCGGCACCGTTGCCCCGCGGCTCTCCGATAACCATCCGCGGGGACGTTCCCTACCGGTGCCGTGCCGGGGGCGGGGCCCCGAAAGCAAGCGACAAAAAAAGAGCCGCCCGGTGTGGAAAGCGGGGACGGCTCCAGACCTGAAAGGAGGTCACTCATGGATTCTAGCAGAGCCAAAACGTTCCAGCAGATGGCCGACGAGCTAGGCATCCGCCACAAGCTGATGTACACGCTGCGCGAGGCGTCGAGGGTGACGGGGGTGCCATACGACACGCTGCGCATCGAGTGCAAGGCGGGCCGCCTGCGCTCGCAGCTGCCCGAGGGGCGCAAGGTGGGGCGCATGGTGCGCCCGGAATGGGTGGAGCAGTGGATCGAGGAGGGGACGCATGGCATCGAGGCTGCTTAGGTGCGCTGCGTACATCGCGCTCCTGTTCGCGGTGTACGCGCTCATGCCGTACGTCCTGCGGGCGATGCTGCTCGCGGCGGACGGTGTCCGCGTTGCGCTAGGGATGGGGTCGGTGCTGTGATCGGCAGGCGATTCGCGTTCACCGTCCCGTTTGTGGCGGGTAAGCAACGCCACAGGCTCGACCGCAGGCACGCACGGATGTACACGCCCGACGAGACCATCCGCAACGAGGCCGCCATCCGCGACGCGGCGCTCGGGGCCATGCGGGAGGCGTACCCGAAGCTCGAGGGGCTGCTGTTCCCGTTCAGGGTACCCGTCGCGGTGCGCATCGACGTGTACGAGCCGCTGCCCAAATCGAGGCCGAAGCGCGTCACGTCGGAGCCGAACACGTTCAAGCCGGACGCGGACAACATCGCAAAGCTGGTGATGGACGGGATGAACGGGGCGGTCTGGGGCGACGACAGCCAGGTGGCCGAGGTCCACGTGGTCAAGTGGCCCCGTCGGCGCGGCATCGAACCGCACATGGACATACAGGTATATCGCGGCTGGGCAGACCCAGCCGAAGAGAAAAAGTAGAAACGGAGATTAAGCAATGGAGTACATGCATATAAAAGTCCAAGTCGACGGCGATGCGTTCGAGGTGCTTGACGAGTTTGCCACGAACTTAATCCTCGTCGCAGACGAGAAGGGCGCTGAGATAGGGAAAAGGGGCCTTAAGCCCGCATGCCTGCGCGGCATCGCCTACGGGCTTCTGTTCGGTCCGAAGCTGTTGGGAGCCGATACGCAGGACCTCGAGATCTACGACCGCATTGTCGACAGCGCTGGCCGCATGGAGCGCATCTACAAGCTGGACGGGCCGCGTGGCGTGTTCGCCGAGCTGGCGGGCGTGGACATCGAGAAGGTCGAGGTCAATGACGGAGAGGTGACCTTCAATGAATAACGAGATCATCGAGTTCAAGGACGATGCGGGCATGCCCGTCAAGTTCACCTCGCAGGACATCCGCGAGCGCCTGTGCCCCAACGCCACCGACAGCGAGCTGGCGCTTTGCGTGGAGCTTTGCAACCGCCAGCACCTGAACCCGTTCACCAAGGAGGTGTACCTGGTCAAGTACGGCAGCGCCCCGGCGAGCATCATCACTTCCTACCAGGTGTTCAACCGCCGCGCGAACAGGCAGCCCAACTACGGCGGCATCGAGAGCGGCGTCGTGGTGCTCCGCGACGGCGAGGTCGTCAAGAAGAAGGGCTCCGCCGTCTACAAGATGATCGGGGAGCAGCTCATCGGCGGCTGGGCAGAGGTCGCGTTCACCGACGGCAAGAAGCCCGCATACGTCGAGCTGGCGCTCACCGACTACAGCACCGGCAAGAGCAACTGGGCGAAGATGCCGGGCGTCATGATCGAGAAGTGCGCCAAGGCCGGCGCGTGGCGTCTGGCCTACCCCGACGAGTTCGGCGGGATGTACACGGGCGAGGAGATGGACCAGAAGGTCGAGCGCGACATGGGCGCAGGCGCTCAGACCGTCCAGGCCGAGAGCGTCGAGCCCGTGGCCGACCTGCAGCCCGTGCGCGACCTGTTCAAGCCGTTCATGGCGGCGACTGGGCTCGACAGCGCCGGGGCCATGGCCGCCATCTGCGCCGCCGTGGGCTGCTCGTCGGGCAACATGCACGACATGACGCTCATGCAGGCGCGCCGCGCGGCCTCGTGGATGGAGGAGGAGATCGCGGCCCGCAAGGCGCAGTCCGAGCCCGCCGCCCCCGAGCCGGAGCCCGAGCCAGCATATGAGCCAGCGCCCGCCGAGTATGCGACTGACGACGACCTGCTGGGAGGCTTCTAATGGCAGACGAGGTTTTGGCAGTCGAGGCCGTGCCGCTCGAGGAGGACTTCGACACGCTGGTGGCGTCGCTCGCCATCGACGACACGCTCGAGGACAAGCTGGCACGGCTCAAGAAGAACGTCGATGAGAAGCTGGCGGACTACGCGGACGTCAAGCGCATCGAGAGGGACGAGGACTTCAAGGCCGCGAAGAAGTACCGCGCGGCGGTCAACGACGTGAAGAAGCCCATCGAGGCGCAGCGCAAGGCCGCGAAGAAGAAGTACGGCGACCTGCTCAAGACGTTCGACAAGACCATCGGCGAGATCACGGCGCCCATCGACAGGCTCTCCGATGAGTACAAGGCCGAGATCGACCGATACGACGGCGAGTGCAGGGCCCGCCGACTCGCCGCGCTCAAGGGCCACTACTACGACCTCGCGGGCGAGATGGGGCCGCTGGTGCCCTACGAGCGCATCGCCGACGACAGGTGGCTCAACGCGAGCTTCGGCGAGGTCAAGGCCAAGAACGTCATCGAGCGCCGCGTGGGCGAGCTG